CGACGCAGGCCAGCAATGCCTCGACCTCTGCGTCGAATGCTTCGACCAGTGCGACGAACGCATCTAACTCGGCCAGCTCGGCATCGACCAGCGCCAGCAACGCAGCAACCTCGGCGACGAACGCATCCAACAGCGCGAGTGCAGCTAGTACGTCGGCGACCAACGCATCGAACTCAGCAACAGCTGCCAGCACGTCTGCCAGCAATGCCAGCACAAGTGCAACAAACGCATCGAACAGCGCCACTGCTGCGGCCACAAGTGAAACAAATGCAGCGACATCTGCTGCGGCTGCTGCGGCTGCGTTGGATAACTTTGATGATCGCTACCTTGGTGCGAAGTCTAGTAACCCGACGGTGGACAATGACGGCAACGCACTGCTGACAGGTGCGTTGTACTACCGCACGACCACGCCTGTGGGCATGAAAGTCTACGACGGCGCTCAGTGGCTGGAGGCTTCTGCTGCCCAGCAGTCGCTGATGGTGACCTATGAGTATGTCGCCACCTCAGGCCAGACTACTTTCTCCGGCACAGATGCCAATGGCGCGACTCTCTCCTATGTCGCCAACAGCATCAGCGTATCGTTGAACGGCGTGACGCTGCGTCCGGGTGATGACTACACCGCGACCAACGGCACCAGCGTTGTGCTGACTTCTGCTGCCGCGCTGAACGACGAGCTGATGGTAATCGCCTTCGCTGTGTTCAACGTGGCAAACGCTGTCGCCAAGACCGGCGACACAATGACGGGTGCGCTGAATCTGCAAGCGAACTTGGTATTCGACGGCAACGCACGGCGCATCACTGGCGACTTCAGCAATGCGACGATTGCTAACCGTGTGTTGTTCCAGACGAGTACGGCTAACTCTAATTCCTCTCTGGGTGTTATCCCAAACGGAACAGCGCAACAAGGAAACATTCGCTTATACAACAACTCAGACCCAACTAACGCATCAATTCTTGAAGCGCTTTCTGGCGGCGGCGGCGAGGTTTCCGTTCGTTCCGGCATCACAGGAACCGGCACCTACCTCCCCATGACCTTCTGGACGAATGGCAGCGAGACAGCGCGTTTTAGTGCCACGGCAAAGACTTTGATTTTGTCTGGTGGTGACACAACTGCAAACGGCACAGGCATCACCTTCCCTGCTACGCAATCTGCATCATCTAACGAAAACACGCTAGATGATTATGAGGAAGGAAGCACAACCATCTTTTTTGCAGACAACACTTCTGGCGGAAACGCCTATGGAGTAAATTGCCGATACGTAAAAATCGGGAAGTGGGTGTATATAAACTTTTCTGCTTATTATGATTCAACCCCAACTTGGACAGCGGGAAACGCAATTTATATTCGAGGGTTGCCTTTTACTACTCAACATGAAGGTTGTGCTGGGGCGTTCATGTTGTGGACTACATTAGGAAATAGCGTTCCAATTTACGCTTGGCAGCCAAGTGGACAGACTTACTTTGTTCTTAGACAACTTGACTGGGGCGTCACCATTGTTGGGTCAAATATGCGGTCGCAATTGCTGACGTATGGAAATCTTATGTACATAACAACAACCTAATTATCTACACCGGACTAGTGTAGATGGACTCTGAAAGGAAACAGAAATGGCAATTACCAAAGAAACGGTTGTAGACCAAATCACCGTAACAGAGAACGGTATTGTGCTGTATCGCGAAGCCACTAGGATCATTGAAGACGGCAAGGTGCTGACACAGACTTACCACCGCACAAGCCTGACACCGGGGCAAGACCTTGCTGGTCAGCCAGCAAATGTGGTCGCCATCGCGCAAGTGGCATGGACTCCTGAAGTGATCGCTGCGTATCAAGCACAGCAAGCCGCATTGGAGGCCAAATAATGCCACGATCCAGAGAACTAGCAGAACTTGCCACCAGCTATGACAGCGGTGGCTCACTTGGTTTCCGTAACCGCATCATTAACGGTGACTGTAGGATCGACCAGCGGAATAACGGGGCGAGTAGCACTATTGCAGGGACTCGTACTTATTATCTCGATAGATGGAACTCTGTGGAGACTACGGACGGCGCTGCAACTATTCAACAAGTAACGGATGCCCCTTCTGGTTTCAACAACTCGTTAAAAGTTACCGTGACTAGCACAGACACAAGTCTGGGAGCCACGCAATTTATAGATGTTCAAACACGCATCGAAGGATTCAACATTGCTGACCTCGGGTGGGGAACTGCATCTGCAAAGCCGGTAACTCTGTCGTTTTGGGTTCGCTCAAGTTTGACTGGGACTTTTGGCGGTTCCTTCACAAACGACTCCGACAGGTCTTATCCTTTTACGTACACGATTTCATCCGCAGACACATGGGAACAAAAATCTGTCACTGTTGTTGGTGACACAACTGGAACGTGGGCAACAAATAACGCAAAAGGCATCTTGGTCACTTTTGGGTTGGGTGTCGGCTCTACTTATAGCGGCACAGCCGGAGCATGGGCTGGTAGTTTTTTGTTGTCAGCCACGGGCGCAGTCAACCTAATGGCAACCAACGGAGCCACCTTCTACATCACTGGCGTACAACTAGAAGCTGGCTCAGTAGCAACACCATTTGAGCGCAGAGATTATGGGCGTGAGTTGGCGATGTGCCAGCGGTATTACGAAGTGTTGGATTTGAAATCACTGATGGGTACTGCTGGTGGATTTACAGTAGCAACTGCATATTTCAAAACAGACAAAAGAGCTGCCCCTACTTTGGGTACATACGTTAATAGTCCGCAGGGGGCGCTTGCAGCCCCGACTGGAACAGATTTTATCGGCACTAGGTCTGTCGCTTTTGTTACTAACACTACCTCTATGAACTTTTCTGTACCTGCGTCTGCGGAGCTATGACAATGTATAAAAAGTTAAACCATCCAATAACAAAGCAACCAGCGGAATGTGTAAGCCGCTTAACAGATGGCGCTTGCATTCCATTCGACCCAGCCAACACGGATTACCAAGCCTATCTAAAGTGGCTTGCCGAGGGCAACGAACCATTGCCAGCAGACGAGGTGTCAGGTGAATGATTGGCTGACTAACCTTGGCGTTGGTGCTGGTGCTGCTGTTGCCGGTGCCTATGCCATGTACCGCAAGGTGCTGGCTGACAACCGCGAAGGCCGCATCAACAGCACGACAGACGCTGCTACCCAGCAGGTCATCCAGATGCTGCGGGAGGAAGTGTCACGCCTGTCTGATCGGCTGGCTGCGGTCGAGGAACAGAACCGTCGGTGCGAGGAGATGAACGATAGCCTGCGCGAAGAGATCATCAGCATGAAGAAGCAGCTCCACCTGTTCTGATGTGCTTGACCCGATCACAATTGCTGCGGCCTACAAGGCCTGTACCACAGCAATCGATCTTGCCAAGAAAGGCGTTGAGTTATACAAGCAGATTAAATCCACGAGCGGGGATGTCAGCGATGTACTGAAAGACCTGCGAGAGCAGTACAACAGAATAGCCAGCCCGAGTAAGGAGCAGACGAAGCAGTACAACGAAGAGGTAAAGAAGGTGCAGGAGGTGGCGAAGGCCGCGCCAGATGATGTGCTGAATGACATCTGGTCAAACCTTGGCAACTTCATTGACCAGTATGAGGCGCTGGCAAAGATTTATGTACAGAGCGAGGCAGCAGCGAAAGAGGTTTACAAGGGTGATCTGTCGCTAGGTCGCAGGGCTCTGGAGCGTATCCGTCTGGAGTCTAAGCTGGACGAGATGCTGGCGCAGGTGCGAGAGCAGATGGTCTACAACACGCCACCAGAGCTGGGGTCTGTGTGGTCAAGGTTTGAGAAGGCATGGCATGACATACAAAACGAGCAGGCAGATGCGCTGGCAATAGAAACCAGAAAGATTCAGGCAGCTAGATGGCAACGAAAGCAGGCGGTAAATCGGCTCAAGGCGCGTCTGGTATACGTTGGGGCGACCGTGTTCGTGATTCTATGGGCGGTGGGAATAATGCTTCTGGTGGTCAGAAGCGCGACAATGAGGATGTACCTTGGTCACTGATTGCTACGGTCATGGCTGTGGTGCTGATGTTCTTTATCGTCATGCCGATCTTGGCCTTCATGTACTACGATATGTGGTTCGCCACGCAGGCGGCAGTGCATGAGGTTAGGAAGATGCGAGAGCTGCGGCGTGAGATTCAAAGCGAAAGGATGTATGGCAAATGATTGATCGCAACGCATTCAGAAAGTTTATTCCTAAGAGCAAGTACGCTGACCAGTGGTACGACGCATTGTTCAGTCCGCAAATAGAGTTTAGCGGGAAGTCTTTGCTCGAAGAGTACGAGATCAACACACCGAAGCGCATTGCTGCTTTCCTTGCCCAGACTAGCCATGAGTCAGGCGGCTATGTATTCCTGACAGAGAACCTGAACTACAGTGCAGAAGGTCTGGTCAGAATATTCAACAAATACTTTCCTGACTTGGCAACGGCCAAGCCCTATGCCCGTAACCCTGAGAAGATAGCGAATAAAGTTTACGCTAACCGCATGGGCAATGGCGATGAGGCCAGCGGAGATGGGTTCAAGTTCCGTGGCCGAGGAATTTTGCAGCTCACCGGCAAAAATAATTACTTTTGGTTTGCTGCTTCGCTTGAGATTACACCTGAAGAAGCGGCTGAATATTTGCAGACCTTCGAGGGAGCAGCGCAGAGTGCTTGCTGGTACTGGAGTGAAAATAAACTCAATCGTTTCGTTGATGCGAATGACTTTAAGGCATTAACCAAGGCAATCAATGGCGGCTACATAGGACTGGAAGACAGGGAACATCACTATGAAATTGCGCTCAATAGCTTTAATACTTCTGGCACTCGCATGGCTTAGTGGGTGTGAGGACCGCTTCAGGTACCCTTGTATGGATAACAAGAACTGGAGTAAGCCCGAATGCCAACGACCAACTTGCGCCATCACGGGTACTTGCCCTGACCAGCTAGTACCTGCTGCTGACTTTAAGCCGGAGGAACAAAAATGAAGTGGAGTCCTGACCAAATTGATTCTGTCATCAAGCTAATTATTGGTACCACATTCTGCTTGGTACTTTTAATGATGAGTACATTGTCAATGTACAGTGTTGTATTCGTCACTCAAAGTATGACCTCTATTGCGCCTGCGGATAAGCAGTTCTTTATGTTGCTATCCGATATGTCGAAATACATATTGGGTGCATTGGCAACATTGCTTGCCATCAAAGGTAAGGACGGCGTTGCCAAATTGATTGACCCACCACCCGGTGTTAGCAAGGCAAGTGACTGGGCTGATCCGACTCCACCTAAGTCGCCACCACCGTCGCCTACTCATGCGCCTGTCCGCATGGAACCTACGATTGATCCAATCTCTGCCACACCTGTAGCCACAGGCTATGGCGGTAAGGCAGCACCTGTTCAACCACCTCACCCGGAGATTTCATAATGCTGATCTATGCGCGTATGGCTGTCACAGTTATTGCCAGCTTGTTCTTGGCTTTCCAAATCCATGCTGGCGAGACAAAGAAAGTTTGCCACGCTGAGAAGGATAAGAAGGGTAAGGAAGTACAGGTCTGCCGCGAGGTAAAGATTCATAAGAAGCTTGATGGCACAAAAGTGCCGCCATCAAAATGAATCCCTATTTTGTGGCCGGTGCCGTTATCGCTGTCGCCCTTGCAGGCGCTGGTGGCTATGTCAAAGGTACGGCGCACGGTAAGGCAGAGGTCCAGTCTGCGTGGGATCAGGAACGTGCCAAGCAGGCAGAGGAATATGCGAAGGCACAGGCTGCTGCGCGTGAGAAGGAGCAGGAACTACAGGCACAGGCTGACCAGTTAAGGAAGGAATCGTATGAACAAATCAGGGATATTAATGCTCGGTCTGACAAGCTTATTAACAGCTTGCGCCAGCGCCCCGAGCGTCCCACCACCTCGGCAAGTGCCGTGTCCGGTGCCACCCAATCTTGCGGTGGAGCGAGTGGAGCGGAACTGGCAAGCCGAGATGCAATCTTTCTTGCAGGGTACAGTGCCGATGCCCAAAGACTCCAAGCAGCCCTCGACACCTGCGTCAAACAATACGAAGCCTTGAGGCCTAAGTAGCGCGTCTGAAGTAGTCAGTCGGGATATGGACCACTGGTTCTATATCCTGACTGTCCCCTCTATCTTTCCTGCCGCCTACGCCGTAGGTAACATCGCACCAGCCTTGCTTGTGGTAGAAGATACCGTCGCTCCACCGGACGATGACAATGAACTTTCCCCCGATCTCTTGTGCCATTGCCTTGCCGTGCATCCACTTGTGCATTGATAGCATCAAGGTAGGATACTGACTGCGAGGATTGTTTCGGCACTTGAGTTCAGCAAATCCTTTGGCTTGTCCTTTCTTTGTCAGCATCCAGTCTACATGGTAGGCGCGAGGCAGCTTGTGAAAGTCCACTTCCCACATGAGGTACAAAGCTTCTTGTACTTCCTTCTCTCGCTTTAAGTCTGCCTGTGTCTCATAGATGGGGCGCATTCTTTTCCTTCAGCTTGGCTTCGATTGCACGGGCAAACTCTGTCTGCTTTTCTTCGCTGCAATAGTTCACCAGCGTAATGTTGCAGTCGCCAATGACAGTGCCGATTTCATCATCCGTTAATGATTGCCATTCGCGTTGTGGCGGCATAGAGCCTTTCTGATACTGGTTGTGGTCTCCACTCATGGCGCACCCCTTTCGCGGATAGCTAATGCGTATTGGCTACCAAAGTAAAGGTCATCATCTTCAACCATCTCACATAGCTTCGCGCACTCCTCTCGTTCCGCTTCCAATAGCCGTTTGATGTCATGGATACTTGCTGTGTAAAGAGAAACTGGGAATTCAAATCCTTGCACTTTGACTTCTGTGAATCCAGCCTCTCGCGCCATGCGGATAATGTCATCTCTGGTCATTTTTTTCCCTGTGTTTAGTTGCCGCTTACGCCACAGACTCATTTCAAATCGTCCAAATCAGACAAGTCTCTGGCTGTTGTGAGTACCGCTATGATTGCTTGTTCTGAACTGTTGACAACATTGACATGGCCGCGCCAGTCTCTATGCCAGATTATTTGGTCTGGCGTTAGCTTCTGTTGCGACGGTGACTTGTTGCCATCCTTCAACTCCAACAATATGTTGAAACCTTTATAGCCGACTAACAGGTCCGGGCATCCAGCGCCTACGCTGTGCAGATGCTGAACGGAACAGCCGAGAGTCCGCAATGCTTTGACGATCTCCTTCTGGTTGTCATCTACCTTTGCGGCTCTCATTCCATTCCTTTCTTTTTATCAACACATCATCTTTTACTGAGTCGTACTTGTCGCATTCATGAACGGTTCGGATCGGCATGAAGACAGCGCCTTTGCTATACAAGTCCGCTGCCATACATCTACCGAATCCGACTCGAACATGAGATGGATAGTCTCTCAGGTTAAAGTTCACACAGTGTAGGCAGAACATTATTTTTTCCATAGAAACTAGGTGACTTTAGTTCTTTGCACGATAGGCAGACCCAGCGTCTTGTCCTTCTACACTCTTTCCACTCGCCACCTTCAGTCTCTCGGTGGCTGTTGCAGGCGCTGCACCACTTTAGGTTTGCGCTTGTCTTCGCACTTTGGCTCATCGATTATTCTCTGTTGACTTGAGATGCCGTCGTTATATCCACGCTTGTACTCGCCGATGCTTTTGTCAGCGAGTACGATAGCACCCCAGTAGATTACCGCCATCGTGCTGGCGATTGCGACTAGGTTCATCATAAGAGTGCCTTGATGTCTTTGATGGGTACCTCGAATGTCTCATGCACTTTCAGGATGAGGTTGGCTGTGACTGGCCTGCCTGACCTGAACTTACTGACGGCAGATGGTCCGACCTCTAGCATATGTGACAACTGATAGTCACTTCTGATACCGAATCTTTCGATCAAAAAATCGAATAGGCGATGCGGCTTGTTGTTTACTTTTATTTTGCTCATGTTGGTATTCTCCCCATGTTTGTTTGACATCTGTCTCTACTGATTTGCGCGGAACAAAGCGAGTCGGATCGCTCTGATCCTGTTCGCATATGTACTTCTTGCGGTCCCGTAGATACTGCTTTGCTATCTCAAGTTTGACGTTGTGGTCCATGATCTTCCTTCACGTTGTCAGATTTGCCTTCCTCTTCCCGCATCTGGTGGCCTAGCCAAGCCAGTCTGGTCTGGTGGCCTTGCGTTAGCACCACCTTGACTAGCGTGGGTGTTCGCTTGATCGTTGGATCGTTGGCTTCTCGCAGTTCACGCAGGGCTGTCATCCTTGCTCTGGGTGCTGCCCTGCCTGCACCAGCGGTCTTGTCTGCCAGCGCGTTGTACTCTTTGAGCCACTCTTCCAATGACGATAATTCCTGCGGGTCTTTGCGAGGTGTGTACAAAAGCCATCCACCACCAGAAGTTTCTGCTTCCTCTGGTTCTGCGACGACTTCTACTACCTCTGCTTCAACGGTAACTGTACCATCGACCACTTCTACAGCGGCTTCCTGATAGGAAGGTTCTATTACTTCAGGCAAAGCGATAGCATCCAATGGATTCTTAGGCGTGATGTCCTTGGCTTCTTGCTTGGCTTCTGCTGGGTAGTCATCTGCTTCCTCAGTAGTTATCAAACCTTTAAGTGCATCTGGGAAAGCATCTCTCAGGGCAAAACCTCTGGCTCTCATTTGCAACATTCTCTTTGGGTAGGATGTCCAAGGACCTTGTTTATTCCACAGTCCTGCCCTCTTTGCGTCCTCGACTGAGAACTTGGCTGTGACGGGCTTACGGCCCCTTCTGTGGGCGATACAGACAGCGATAGGGTTCGGTGTACCTTCGCCCTCAAAGAACTCTTCGACGCCCTCACAGGCTGGGTGTGCCTGTACCAGTGCCATTGCTGCGTCACCATAGACTGATGGCTTGCCGTTGATGACGCTGATGTTTTGCAATGCCTGCATGGGTGCTAGTCCAATCTCGTTGCCCCATTGGATAGCCACCAGTATGTCCAATGGCTTGCCTGCATAGGCTTTGGGGACTAGATTGGATGCTGCTAATTCGCCTGCGAAGGTCTTAGCTTCTGAAAAGGTTGTCGGCAGGAAGCCGTTTCTAACTGTCACGTTGCTCATTGTTTTTTCTCCTTGATGGTTAGGCTTGACTGCCGGATTGAGTAACCCTCTTTGGCGGGGATGACTCTCTCTGTTGTTGCTTTGTAGTGGCGCATCGGCCAGCTTACTTGGTACTTCCCGATCTCAGCTTTGGTGGCTGTTTGCATTGCTTCTTTGATACGTTTCTCTCTGTCATCTATGATCTCTTCACATTGCTTGATGTCCTGCTTGGCTTCGTAGATGTCTCGCGCCCACGTTTCGAACTCACCACCTAAGTGGACTGTGGCATCTTCGCCTGCGCCCCATGTCCTGTTGGCATCGTCACTGTTGACAGGTGGATAGTAGTCAATATGCATATCTGCTTTCCAGATGTCAAGTCTACGTTGGAAGTCGAGCGTAGCTTTTTCGATTGCCCGAAGGGTAGGCTCGTGCGGTTTGAAAAGGAAAATCCGCAACTCTGTACCGCGATAGAGGACTGCCAGAGCGCCCCATTTAGCGCCTGTGATATCCATCTGTGCCTGTAGTTGGATTGGTCCCCTGTACAGGGCTGGCGTATGTTCTGGGGCGACTGAGGTTAGCTTGGCTTCGATGATGCCGACACCTGTTAGCTGCATGATGTCGCCGTCCATGACCATGATTCCCTTGTCTGGATCATTGGAAACCACTATTGCGTTTCCATTTGCTACAGCATCTATGCTACAGGCCAGCGGCAGCAAAGGATGAAAGCGTGGTTCAGGGTGATGCGTTATCAGATCGGTAACGCCTAATCGCTCTGCTGCTTTTTCAATGATGATTCGCTCGAGCGTGTCGCCCCACTGCATTGCTTCATTTTGTGCTGATGTTGAATCGATGCCGTTTATAGCTTCTATGCCAGCTTGTAGCTCGTCATTAGGACTGCGGTATTTGCTATACCCCATGATTGAGGGCAAGCGGGATGCTGAGAGCATTGTGTTAGGTGTAACTTTTCCGACCATGATAGACCCCTTATTAAAATGGAAAGATGACACGTTCGATGATGCGTTCAATCATTGAATGATTGATTGAATAACCCTGTTGCTCTGATAAATGCAATAAATGCAATACTTGGTAAGCGTCCTGCTCGGTAATGTCCGGGTTTATTTCCTGAACAATGGCAAGGGATACAGGGATTGAGGGTTGCTTGGTTAGGCAAATAGGCATGATGGCTCCCAAAGGGTTTATAGGGCGGTAAAAAAGGGCTGTGAAGCCCTGAAAGTAATCCGGCAGGGGTTAGCTACCGGATCGGGTGAAAAGGGTTTATATGGCCTGTATTAGAACGACATAAGGACAAAGAGAAAGGCCCATAAGTACAGAAAAGCTATCAGACCTAATAACATTTCGAAAATAGTTTGTTTCATCATGCCTCCGAGTAATCTTCGATCATATGCTCGGCGATTTCATGCCAATTAACCTCACTCAGGAAAGCCAGCGCGTAATCTTTGGCGAGTCCGTCATTGGTGGTGCAATCGATCAATGATTCGGCATGATCTTTTAGTGCTTGCCCTAGATCGTAGGAATCTAGCCCGGTGCCGAAGTCGCTCGGTTCCATGCCATCAATCATCTCCAGATTGACGCGCCAAGTCGCGTAATTAGTCCAGCCATTGTATTTGTTGTCCATTTTGCATTTCCTTTTAGGTTTAAGCGTTGATAGAGAATTTCTCAATTTCGGCGGTAAGTTGCTCCACCGTGTAGATTTTGTTGATGCGCTTGCCGCTGCCGAAGAAGTGAGTGACGGTGTACTTACCATCTCGGCGAACGCCATAGATTCGCATCTCATGGCCTGATAGTCTGCCGTCAGCTTGACGATTCATGCTGCCGTAAACATCTTTAAATACTTTCATATTGTTCATTTGCTATTTCCTTTCAGGGTTAGCGTTATGCTTCGGGGTGAGGGTTTTCGTATGCGCTACGGGCTACGGCTAAAAGCATTTCAGCCTCGCTGTCTGTTAGACCAAAATGATCAGCAAAGCCGCCGATAGTCAGAAAATCATTGACCCAGACCATGTATAAATTTGTTAATTGTTCGCGTGTCATTTGCTCCCCCGATCAAACTATCGATTGTTCGTGATTTAGGGCAACGAAGCCGCCACCCATCAATACAGCGCCACATAGGCAGAGAATTCCGCAGGCACTAACAGGTGCCGAGATGATGACAGCGAAGATGGTGAGGATGAAAAATACTAATGACGAGAGGATGAGTGCTGTTGAATCTTTCATGATGTCATTTCCTTTTAGGTTTAGACAGGCCCCGAAGGGCCGGATTGTTTAGTTGCTTAATTCGTTGGCAGCTTCGATCAGGTTTGCAGCGTAGAACCCGACAATGTGCGGTTTTGCAACAGAGTACGCACCATCGTCTAAGTAGTTGGCACGATATAGCCAATATGCGCGCTCACCTGATAATCCGGTTTCTTGATATATCCAGATGGCTCCGCACTGTTCTGTGATTATGTTTTCCATGATGTCGTTTCCTTTTAGGTTTGACGTTTATCAAGTGATGCGGAACTAAGTATAGGCATTGCTTGGCAAATGACAAGTAATATATTTTAATCATTGCCTGCATTGTGATAGATTCCGCAAATGGCACATAAGGCTACATTACTTAGGTTGCGTCCTGAGATACGCGAGATGCTCG